AAGTTTGAATTGGACGAGGAGTTCAATGAGACAATCCGCTCTCGATATCGTGATGAGTTTTCTTATGCAAATTTTAGTGAAGGTGAGAAGATGCGGATTGACTTGGCCCTCCTATTTACTTGGAGACAGATAGCCAAGATGAAAAACTCAACCAATACAAATTTATTGATATTGGATGAGATATTTGATTCAAGTTTGGATACCAATGGTACGGATGAGTTTCTAAAGATATTAAAATCATTATCAGACGAGAATGTATTTTTAGTATCACATAAACCCGATATTCCAGTTGATAAGTTTGAGAACAGTATAGTTTTTCAGAAGCAGAACAATTTTAGTAGGATGATATCATGAACCTAGTTTACGACCCACACCCAGCACTGTATAAAGTAGCAGATGCTTGGGATTTCGATAACCCACTTATGGATGTCGGTGAGTTAATATACCGGATGCAAAAAATACGAAAAAGTAATAACGGTATTGGTTTAGCTGCTCCTCAGATAGATGTGAATACACGGGTGATAGTTCTTGGTACGGGTGAGGATATTGAACACGCATTCATCAATCCATCTTATGAGATAGTAGAAGAAGAAGGCACAGAATATATGATAGAAGGTTGTTTGAGTTTTCCAAACTACTTTATTACTATTAAACGACCCAAGACTATAAAACTTACATATTATGAAGCAGATGGAACACGGATTGAAAATCAACCAAGTGGTATTACTGCAAGAGTTATACAGCACGAGATAGACCATTTAGAGGGTTTAACTTTTAATAAACGTGCCAGTATGTATCATTTGAATAAGGCAAAAAGAGAAGCGAAACGACTAGAACGGATGAAGAAACGTGAGCAGAATTAAAGTAGAACCAAATTGGTCTGAAATCAATGATGAGGAACTTACAGGCCTTGTTGCTTGGTGTGAGAAGTGGAAAATGGAGAGGGTTTATGACACTGCTTTTAAAGAAGCATGTATGGAGGGCCCATCTTTTAGTGATTGGGAAGCCAAGAATTATCCACCACTTCCGCTACCGGTTAGAACAGAGTTGAGGCGAGCAGCGATGATTAATTATGATCGCGGTAGGATGAACTCATTGAAGCTTGCGCACGTGTCTATCCAAGGATTAAAGTTTCTTTTGCGGCAAGTAACCTATGCTTTTTTTGCTTTTATGCTAGCATATTTGATTTTATTTTGATCAAAAAAAAGCCTTGACAGATCATCTTTTTTGTGATAGTATTATAAATACTACTGAGGAATGCCTTCGGGGTTTCTCATCAACCTTGCTACATATAGGAGGTAACTTAAAATGGTTACAAGCAGAGCATTAGCAAATCTTTTCGATACGGCCGCACTGGCCCCACACTTTGTAGGTTTTGATAGTCTTTTCGACAGACTGAATGACCACTACCAACTACACACAACTACCAATTTCCCCCCTTACAATATTCGTAAGTTAGAGGAAAACAAATGGCAGGTTGAAGTCGCGTTGGCAGGCTACGACAAGAAGGATATCGAAGTCAAAACTATCGAAGGTAAATTGGTAGTCGCGACAAAAGATAATGAAAAAGAAGATGCTGAAATGGTAAATGATAATAATGCACCATTTCTTGTTCATCGTGGTATTTCACAACGTAAGTTTTCCAGGACTTGGTCTATGGCAGATGATGCAGTTGTGCAAGAAGCGAAGATGGAACAGGGTATGCTTTATGTAAAAATAGAGCGTGTAGTTCCAGAGGAGAAGAAACCTAAACTAATTAAAATTAGTTAAAAAATAATATATGGGGGTGCGGCTCTTGGGTAACTGGGAGCCTCCACCTGATGCTTGGAGAGGCCCTTAAAGAAAGCTCTGCTACCCGCCAGTAGCACATCTATCCTGCCCCCACCCATTTCTTAGGAGAAAAAAAATCATGTTAATTTTGGGTCTGTTTTTGGTCGGGGCCCTAGCAGTATTAGTTGCATTGACCGACCCAGGTGTGGAAGAAGCAAATAGAAAATTCTACCCTAATAATTATTATTGACAATTGGTGAAAAAGGTGTTATTATTATGAAAGTGGCAAAGATTCCAGAAAATATTTACAAGTTTAGTGAAAATGTTTCACTGAAAGAATTGAGAACGTATATTGATAACACCTATCAATTACATTATTCAAAAAACAGATTTCAAGCCATGGAGTTCATTGAAGAATGTGGTCATGGTTCGGGATTTTGTATGGGCAACATTTTAAAGTATGCTCAACGATATGGCCGTAAAGGCGGCAAGAATAAAGATGACCTTATGAAGATTTTACATTATGGTATTATGATGCTCCATATACATGAGCAGGAGAGTGAAGATGAAGTTAAGTAGTGAAACAATAGATGTATTGAAAAACTTTTCCAATATTAATCAAAATATTTTGATTAAGGAAGGAGACAAGGTTCGTACCATGTCTACAATGAAAAACATTTTGGCGCAAGCAAGTATTACAGAAGCGTTCCCGAGAGATTTTGGTATTTATGACCTAACAGAATTTCTTGGTGTGATGTCTCTGGTAGGCGATCCCGAATTAGAATTTAACGATAGTTATTTGACTATCAATGGTGGTGGAGCAAAAATCAAATATTTCTTCTCCGATCCTTCTATTCTGATTTCTCCGCCAGATACTTTTAATGCACCAGATACAGATGTACAGTTAAATATCTCGCAAGATACATTATCTAATGTATTGAAGGCCTCAGCAGTAATGCAATTGCCTGATGTTGTTATTAACAAAATCCAGGGTGATGTACCCGCAACCGTTAGTGTTGCAGATTTGAAAAATCCAACGTCTAATAGTTTTTCTGAGAAAATTGATGACCGAGCTACAGAAGCATTCAATTTCAATTTCAAAGCAGAAAACTTGAAAGTGATTCCGGGCAATTATGATGTTAGTGTTTCGTCACAGGCGTTAGTATCTCATTGGACTAATACAGTCAAAGATGTTGACTATTGGATTGCACTTGAGCAACCCTCAGACTAGTCACGAAATTTTATATCATTTTGTGTGTCGGCACTGTAGTGGTTGGTGGTCGATAGCAGTACAAGAGTTTTTACCAATGGACAGAAAATGGTACTGTCCTTGGTGCGGCGAGAGAGATAAATTTGATGAGAAACACTTTCCTTTTTGTAGAAAAGTACCGTCCGAAAACGATAACTGATTGCGTTTTACCGCAGGGAATAAAAAATACATTTTTAGAATTCGTCGGCCGAAAAGAGATTCCTAATCTACTTTTGGCTGGCGGTTCTGGTGTTGGTAAGACCACGGTTGCCAGAGCTCTGTGTGAAGAATTGAACGCAGACTATATGGTAATAAACGGATCAGAAGAATCGGGCATTGATGTATTAAGAAATAAAATAAAATCCTTTGCGTCCACTGTGTCGTTACAGGGCGGATACAAGGTTGTTATTTTAGATGAGGCAGATTACCTCAACCCATCCTCAACACAACCGGCTCTGCGTGGGTTCATAGAAGAATTCCATAAGAACTGTCGGTTTATTTTTACTTGTAATTACAAGAATAGAATTATTGAACCATTACATTCTCGATGCTCAGTTATTGAGTTTAAGATAAATGGTAACAAAGCACAACTAGCATCACAGTTTATGAATCGTGTTGAGTCGATTCTAAAAAGTGAAGGTATTGGGTTTGAGGATGAAGTAGTTGCCGAACTGATAATGAAACACTTTCCAGACTTTAGGAGAGTGTTGAATGAGTTACAGCGTTATAGTGTATCGGGTACGATAGACTCAGGTATCCTTGTAAATATTGGCGAAGTCAATATGAAGGAACTGATGACTCATTTGAAGGGTAAAGAATTTAGTAAAGTTAGAAAGTGGGTTGTTGATAATATTGATAACGATCCAGTAAAAGTATTTCGTAGAATTTATGAAACACTTTATCAGTATATGCACCCTGCAAGTATTCCGGCGGCAGTATTAGTATTGGGCAAGTACCAATATTATTCTGCTTTTGTAGCGGACCCGGAAGTAAACTTGTTGGCGTGTCTTACAGAAATAATGAGCCAGTGTGACTTTAAGTGAAATATGATCCATACACTTTAGAAGATGTAAAACAATCGGCAGAGAGAAAACTGTTTACGGTTATCTCTACCTTTGCTGGTGGTGGTGGTTCGTCTACAGGTTACAAACTTGCTGGCGGAGACATCTTATGTGTCAATGAGTTTGTAGAGTCTGCTCAAGAAACTTATTTGTCTAACTATCCAGGCACACCGTTTGTTGATGGTGACATTAATTATCTGACTGGTGGTGACTTGTTGGATATGACTTCACTAGGAAAAGGTGAACTGGATATATTAGATGGTTCGCCACCATGTTCTGCTTTCAGTATTGCTGGACGTAGGGAGAAAGGTTGGGGTAAAGAAAAGAATTATAGTGACAAGGGAAAGGTCAAAGGCGTTGAAGATTTGTTCTTTGAGTTTATTCGTGTTGCTAACGATATACAACCTAAAGTTATTATTGGCGAGAATGTAAAGTCAATAATGTTTGGTAAGGCAAAGGAATACTTTAATCGTATCATCAATGCGTTTCAAGACATTGGTTATACGGCAGTAGGTAAGTCTCTCAATGCGGCAGACTATGGGACACCTCAGGGTCGGGAAAGATGTTTCTTTGTAGCAATAAGAAACGATATATTAGAAAAGACTTCTTTAAACTTTATGACGCTTGAAAGTGTTTATCCAGCACCGACATATAAAGAACACGTTTCTTTGTTTGAGGCTATAGACGATGTGGAAAATGACCACGAAGAAGTAAAAGAATTATATGACGCAGTGAAAAAAGGTTTTCTAAATGAATGGATACCTAAACTGCCCAAGAATCCAGAAAGACAAGTAAAGGGTTCAGAGTATCATCCCAATCAGAGTTTATTTAATCTGATACGACCTTGTCCAGATTTACCAAGTCCCACTATAACACAGCAGGGACAGCAGAAGGGTTTGTCTGGAGTGATACACTATGCCTATGATAGAAAACTAACGATACCCGAGTTGAAACGAGTCCAGGGACTACCTGAGGACTTTAAGTTAGAAGGTACATTTAATCAAAAGGCGGAGCGAATTGGACGGATGGTTGCTCCGAAATGTATTGCAAGTTTGGCTACATCCGTGTATAATAAGGTATTGAGTTATGACTAAATTTACATTTGCACAAGCGGAAGAAGGGTTCGATTCTCATATTGACCAGTCGGTTCGTGGATATTCTAATCTTTGGAACGATGTTCTAAAGTTTTCAGAATACTTTGTAGAAGATGGTTGTTCTGTAGTAGACATCGGTTGCTCAACAGGAAAACTGTTGAAGGCGATGAAAGCACAGAATGATGTGTTTGCACCTAAAGTGGGTTATAAGGGTATTGAAATTGAGGAAGATTTTCATAGTGAATTGGTAGATGAAGAACATTTAAAATTTTATAAAACTGATGTGAGAGGTTTTAATTGGGTAACAGGAGCAATCAATAACTGTTTAACCACATCAATATTTTCATTACAGTTTATGCCGAAAAGAAATAGACAGGTTATTGTTGAACGTGTTTATGAATCACTTGTAAAGGGTGGGGCGTTTATATTTGCTGAGAAAATTCATAGTGAGAATTCATTGGTTCAGGAAATGATGCAGTTCTGTTACTACGATTATAAACGACAGTTTTATAGTGCAGAGGAGTTGTTGGATAAAGAACAGAATCTACGACATATGATGAAACCTCTGACGTTAGATGAAACGCTTGGAATGTGTCGGTCTGCTGGTTTTGAAATAGTCCAACCATTCTGGCAAAACTTTAATTTTGTAGGAGTACTCTGTATTAAACAAGCAGAGGGTAAATGGTCGACGGAGACAAAATAATGAAATTTGAATATGTATGGCTTGACGGTTATAAACCGGAACCAAGTTTAAGAAGTAAAGTAAAAGTAGATGACTATGCAGATGTTTGGTCATTTGATGGATCATCTACACAACAGGCGACAGGTGATAAATCAGATTGTATTTTGAATCCAGTTGCAGAGTATCATACCATCGACAGAGTTCGTGCAGATGCAACCCGAGCTAGAACGGCTGCTGGGTTAGAAGGTTCTTATGTGATGTGTGAAGTATTACAGGCAGACCATGAACCACATGAATCAAATACGAGAACACATTGTCAGAATCTTATTAGTGATGAGTGGTGGTTTGGTTTTGAACAGGAATATTTCATGTACAAAGATGGTCGTCCTCTAGGATGGCCGAGAGGTGGTAAACCCAGAGCACAAGGTGATTACTATTGTGGTGTTGGTGCTGATAACGTAGTCGGCCGTGAGATTGTAGATAGACACACAGAAGCATGTATGAATGCTGGTATTGGTATCACTGGAACAAACGCAGAAGTTGCTTTGGGTCAGTGGGAGTATCAAGTACTGGGTGCTGGTATTCGTGCCGGTGATGACTTATGGATGAGTCGATACATTCTACAACGTATTGCAGAAATGAAAGGTGTGAGTATTAATTTTCATCCCAAACCTCAGAAGGGTGACTGGAATGGTTCTGGTATGCACACAAACTTTTCTAACCATGAGATGAGAACTACCGGCGGCCAAGGTTTGTTTGAAGGCGTTTGTAAGCAACTAGGGGTTTGGCACAAAGACGCTATAAAGGCTTATGGTTCAGACAATAGTAAAAGGTTAACAGGAAAACATGAGACTCAATCAATTAAAAAGTTTAGTTACGGCGTTAGTGATAGGGGTGCTAGTATCCGTATCCCTATATATACTGTTGACAATAACTGGATAGGTTATCTTGAAGATAGACGTCCGGCAAGTAATGCAGACCCATATAAAGTTATGCGACATATTGTTGAATCTGTAATAACAGAACACATTATGGATCGATAATGTACGAGCTCAAAGACTATCTAAACGCCATCAACCATAAGAAGGAAGACCTTATGGCGGATGACGATGGCCTTTGGGAAAAGAAGTACCCAACATATATTGTGAACAAAGCATTGAGTTCATTTCCAGAGTGCCTGTTGTATGCCAATGAAATGAACAAGATGCACCACCTCGATAAGAAGTTACAGTTCCAATTTTTTCTAAATAGTATACGACCTAAAAAAAGATTTAGTAAATGGCTTAGGTCCAGCAAGATAAAGAATCTTGAATATGTGAAAGAATACTATGGTTATAGTAATGAGAAGGCTAAACAGGCCCTTGAAATACTTAATAATGACCAACTTGAAGAAATAAAAACTATAATAAGTCGAGGTGGAAAACATGGAAAAACTTGATTGGGATCCTGGCTTAATGCTAGAGGTTCGACTCAACGACCCCGATGATTTCCTAAAAGTCCGTGAGACATTATCCCGAATAGGTGTTGCATCTAGAAAGGAGAGAAAACTATATCAATCATGCCATATACTGCACAAACAAGGACGTTACTATATTGTCCATTTTAAAGAATTGTTTGCGTTAGATGGTAAACCAACGAACCTATCACAAAATGATATTGAACGTAGGAATACTATTGCAGGGTTGTTAGCAGATTGGGACTTGATAGAAATTATCGGTTTAGATGAACCAAAGGCACCGTTATCACAAATAAAGGTGTTGAGTTTCAAAGAAAAAGATGAGTGGATTTTAGAAACAAAATATAATATAGGGAAGAAGCGAGTAGAATGATTAAATTATTTAGAATGAGATCCGGTGAAGATGTCATCGGTGATGTAGAAAGTGAAAATCAAGAGTACATAAATGTGGAAGGTCCAGCGGTACTCATGCCCATGTCTGATGGTCGAGGCAATCAGGTACAAATGGGGATGGTACCCTGGCAACCCTGGAGTAAATCAAAATCATTTCAGATACCTAGGGATTGGGTAGTAACAACTTCAGACCCTACAGATGAGGTAGCAGATGGTTGGCGTAAGTCTTTTGGGTCAGGTATTGAAGTCCCAACGAAAAATATGTTACTGTCATAAATAGTGACATGAGTAAACCTTTTTCGATGATTCGGAAAGCCAGAACAATTTTGGCTGAAGAAAGGCAACCAATACAAGAGTCAGAAAAACCATATAAGTTGGTTATTCTTTCACATGACGATCCTCTGGATCCGAATGAGACAGGACCTCTTATTAGAAAGAAAGCAAAAGAACTGGGTATAGAAGTATTCCTAGGTGAGTTTTCTGGTGCTTATCTTTCACAGAAAAACGGAAAGAAGTTTGTCAACTCGTTTGAAGTTGATGAAAATGGTCAAGCTCAATTGCCCGATATGAAAAGTGATATCGAGTATGCATCACCTGTAGAGTTAGACCCAGAAAACACTTTGATTATGGTCAGAGGCCTTGGTTCTAGTGTAAAGACGGGAGCCAACTCCTGGTATGTTATGGCACAGTCATTAGAGCATGATGGGTTTACTGTAATCAATTCTACAACTTGTCATAATATTTGTAAAGACAAATGGCTAAATCAAATTATGTTCAAACGACATGATTTCAATACGCCAAAAACTGTTCGTATATCTCATGCGGAAGGTGCCAAGTTTGCAATGGACGAGTTGAAGGGTGTTGGTGTAAAGTATCCAGTTATCCTAAAGACTGCTGTTGGTTCTAGGGGTATTGGTGTAATGTGGGTGGAAAGTGAAAAGTCTCTTTATGGGCTAGTTCAGTTGTTATATAGAGAAGATCCTTATATTGATATTCTATTACAGGAGTGGATAAAAACTCCTTATGATGTTAGGGTTATCGTGGCCGCAGGTCATATTATGGGGGCTATCAAACGACCTATAGTAGA